GAGTAGAACTGCTTGACTGGTACGATAACCACAAGGGATCTTTTTGGGTCTATCTTGCTTATGATAAATATACAAATTTTGAGGACACAGACAGCAGCACAGTAGACAATAGGTTTAACAATGTCAATAAGTATAACGAAATCATAGAAGTCTTTTTTTCAGACTTTAGTTACTCTGTTGTAAAAAGAAGTGGTTTGAATTTTGACTTTTGGAATGTGTCTCTTTCACTGGAAGAGGCATAATGTTTCAAAATAAAGAATTACTGGATTACATAGAGACAAGTTCTTCTGTTAAAACAAAATCTTCAGTCATTGCTGAATGGAATATGAATATTGCAACTAATATGTTTTTATTAGGAAACTATAGATATCGTCCAACACAAACAAGTTCTCCTTACAAAACAATACCAAACACCTTTGATCCATTAGATTCAGGAACAAATGGTATTAAATATTATACTGGCGCAACAGATGCAGATACAGTTATTGATGGAGGATTTGATGATGATGAAAATCCAACCACACTAAAACAAATTAAAGAAAAAATAAAAATGTTATATTCTTTAGAAGATTGTTTTGGTTATCAAAGACCAAGATCTGGTATTAATAAAGCAACGTATCTTAATGGAAAATTTCTACATAATCCAAACGTAAATATGGCAAAAAGGCCAAGATATTATATGTCAGATAAAAACGATCCTTTTAAATACTGGACTTCTTTTAGAACAGAAAACGGTATTGAGTATGGAGTTGCTAATAAAACTATTAATGAAAAACACAGAATAGAAGATGCAGCACCATTTGTTGTATATAAGGAAAAGGTTCCAGCAAATAGACTAGTAGTAAAGATGCAAACAAACACAGGAGAATTGGACTATGGCACATTCTATAACTCTTCTCAAGCATTTTTAGATCCACACTATGGGGAAGAAAACAGAACAACTCCAAACAAGTGGAAGGTTCAAGTATTAAAAAATAATAGTTGGGTAGATGCTGTATCTTTTTCTGATAAGGATAGAAGAAAAGATGGGAAAGCAATAGTCGGATCTGACGGATATGTTGAGATTTCATACGGTTTAATTATTCCAAAAGTATATTCAAATATATTTAAGTTCATTACAGAGTTGTCTTCAGCAACATTGATTCCAGAAACAGCCCAAGAGGGAGACTCTTATTTAGTTATTTCCAATAGCATGTCTCTAGGCTTATACTATATCTGGTATAAAGGCGAATGGAAAACCTTTATTCCTTCTTATGGGTGGAGCCTTGAAGATTCTAGCGTTGGGATTCTTACAAACTTTGTTACTGATTTAACCAATCCTCCAGCGTTCACTTTGAGTAATCAAACAAGGTATAAAGAGTTTGAATATATTTCTGGAATAAGAATTGTAATAGATAGCATGAATAAGTTTGATTCCACATTTGATTTAATTGAATTATCTCCAAGACTTGTAGCAAATCTAAGTGATAGAGTTTTAGACTTTTCTGTTAATAAGAGTGCTTCCGATTTAGGGATTAGTGGATTACCAGTAGGTCAACTTCTTGCTTCAACAGGATCAATTTCTTTGTTTGATTTTGATGACGCTTTTCATCCCTTAAACAGTTCAAGCATCATTAGTAAATATGTTTCTAAAAATATTCAAATTAAACTTTACGAAGTTATTACAGACAATTCTGGAATTGAGCACTACCTTCCAATAAAAACTATGTACTCTGACGGTTTTCCAAAAATAGATAATCAGTCTAAACAAGTTTCTATAAACCTTAGAGACTTATATTTTTATTTTGAGTCACAGATTGCTCCACAAATCTTGCTTACAAATACATCTGTTAGTTCAGCAGTATCCCTTTTGCTAGATTCTATTGGTTTTTCTAATTATATTTTTAAAAGAGTTGATGGAGAGTCTGAAGTTATTATTCCTTATTTCTTTATTCCTCCAGAAAAAAGCGTGGCTGAAGTTTTAGAAGAACTTGCAATATCAACTCAGACGGCTATGTTCTTTGATGAGTATAATAACTTTGTTATGATGAGCAAAGACTACATTATGCCATCAGTTAATCAAAGAGGAATAGACGTAACCCTTTATGGAACTACAGATTTTTCTGATACAGGAGTTATTAAAAATGAAAGAACAAACAATAAACTTTCAAATATTTTAGAAATAACATCTCAGGATAATGAGGTTTATAATGATGGAAAAATTACTTATACTGCAAGATCTATACAAAGATCAGTGGGAACCTATAAGCAGGCAAACCTTGTCGACAATGAAAAAATTTGGATATATAAGCCAGTAGTTCTTTGGGAATTAGGAGGATCAGAAGGTACAAAGTCTATAAATCAAGAAATTCAAAACCAATCAACGTATGCGCTAAGCGCAATACCTTTAAATTCAAATTTATCATCAGTAGTTCCATCAGTAAAGAATAATGTAGTTATTGATAACGTTATGGATCTTGGAGAAGGAGTTTTTTTTATAACAAGATATAACGGATACTTTTATTCAAATGGAGAAATCATTAAATATGATGCTGTTCAGTATAACATTTCTGGAACTGGAGATGTTTGGATAAATAGCGTTCAGGAATATGAAAAATATTTTTCATCATTACCATTTAATGGAAAGATTTATCCAACGGGATTAGTAAGAATATACTCTGAGCCAAATTACCAGGAAGTAAATGGTGTATCTAAACTAAAAAATGGTGCGGTTGCTAAACACGGAAGAGGACAGTTTGGAACATCAGTTGTCTCCCATTCAGCAGGCATTAGCGCTTATTGGTCTAATAATAATAATGTCCGTGGATGTACCATGGAATCAAAGTATTTGTTTAGGCTAGATCAAACACCTCCAGCAACAACTGTAGGCCCTGCAGGAATAAACAATACTCTTGCACAAAAAACATCAAGAAACGGAATTATCAAAAATGCTTTAGCATCAAAGTATATCTCTGAATCAAATATAAATGCTATGTCATCTACACAAGCAGGAACAGTACAATCATCCGCATTGATTATGAACGGTCCAGGATTTACTACAACAGAATCTCCACTTGACTTTGTTTCTTATGTGTACAAACAATTAGATAATAAGTATAAACATTTTGGAACTAGAATAAGAATTGTTGGGAAAATTGAAAATGATGGAAATCGTGGACAAACTTCTATCGGCGCTTCTACATATTTTACAGTTCCAGGAACCACTCCAGACAAAAGTATAAGTGTGGTTGGTGGATCTGGTGGTCTTGCTGTAATGATTAATCCATCAACAAATAACGGTTACTACTTTGAAATTATTGCACTAGGAGCAAATAATTTAAACGATTCTCAAAAACAAAATGTAAATGATGTAATTTTCTATAAAGTAAAAGCCTCTGGATCATCTGCTATTCCAATTAAACTATATGAAGGTCTGGCGGGAATTATAGTTGATGATGGAAAATTTACTGGTCAGTATAGAATGGCTACAGAAGAGCGTCCAACAGTTTATGATCTATCTGTTGAATATCAAGACATAGGAACAAAAAGAAGATTCTTTTTATATATAAATAATAATCTTATTGCACAGGTAGATGATGAAGATCCACTTCCAGCATATAACAATATGGCACTATTTGTTCGTGGCTCATCAAGATGTATGTTTGAAAATATATATGCTTTAGCAAACAACTACTCACAAAATACTGCTTTTAAAATTAATGCTCCAATAGCCGCAGCATTTGAAGATTCTGAAATAAATGCAAATGAATCATTTATGAAATATGCTATGAGCGGGGTAGTTCAAGGGACATATTTATCTGGAATAAGTTCAGCACAGCCACCAGCATTTGACATGTACTTTGAAGAATTTGGAACAATAATGAGGGAAGCAGCATCATTTAATATTAAGTATGATCAAGCATACCCAGCCCTCTATGCAAAACTATCTCCTACTTTTAATAGACTAAAGGGGTATACGGTTTCTGGATTTAGAGCAGGCTCTTACGGAGCAGAGTTTTTAATTTTTAATTCAACAGACACCACATTGAATTTAGATGCAACATCTGGAAATTATTTAAGAATACAAGGAATAACATTTACTCAGGAATCAAATATAGACCTAACAGTTGATGAGTATTTTTCAAAAAATAGCAACCTTGCTAATCCAGAATTGTCAGGATCTTCGCTGGTATCATCTCCACTTAAAGTTAAAAAAGATTATCAAGATATAAAGTTAAGTAGAATGTCTTATGGCAAAAAAGACTTTAGTCTAGAAGTTCCATACATTCAATCACATGATGCTGCAGAAGATTTAATGTCCTGGGTTATTAATAAAATAATGAAACCAAGAAAGTCTGTCGGAGTTAAAATTTTTGCAAACCCAATGATTCAATTAGGAGATATAGTTAATCTAGACTATGTAGATAATTCAATTAACATGGTTTCGCCAAGTGCTAGTAGATTTGTTGTGTATAATATAGAGTATTCTAAAGATCAAAGTGGTCCATCAATGACAGTATTTTTAAGTGAGGTAGTTTAATGGCAACAGATGCAGTAGCAAATCAGTCCACATCTATTTCTCAACAGTTAAGTTTGTCACAAAAGGCAACTAAGGCTGCAACCCCATCCCTGATTGCACTTAATAATCCAATCTTAGATGAAGAAATAATGATAGATTTGGTTTTTGAAAATATTGGGGGACAAGAATTAATTAATATTTCAAGGAATGATACTATAAATGGACAAGATGTACTATACAGTCCAATAAAAAACCTTAAAGATCTATATATTCAATATAATCCAAACAATATAATTAAACTAGAAAGTACTTCTGACACATATTTTAAAAATTTTCCCATAAGGCTAGAGTTAAAGTTACCAAATTATGGAACAGGTCCAAATGGAGAAGTGGTATATATAGATCCAACCACTGGAAATCTTGTTATAAATGTCTCATCACTTGAGCCTGACGAGCAGGTAGATGTAGAAATATTAGACGGTGGAGAGATACTTAATGGTACAATATATGGAGAGGTGTAAAAATGATAACTAATACAGGTAAGAATATTTTGGCTAAATATCTTATTGGGCAAGCCCCTGCCTATGCTTCCCATATTGCGATTGGCTGTGGAGCAACCCCCCTTGCTTCTGACGGAACTCTTGGAGACTATTCAAATAAAAAGTCATTAGACTTTGAGATGTTTCGTGTACCCATTACTTCTCGTGGATATGTTACTGAAGAAGGTCAATCAAAAATTGTTTTTACCGCAGAACTTCCTACAGCAGAAAGATATGAAATAACAGAGG